GCACAGTAGCTGTAGCAGTAGCATAAGGAGTAATAATGGCAAAGCTAAAGATAACAAGGGCTAACGGAGAAGTATCTGAACACAAGATTACTCCGGGTGTCGAGTACGCTTTCGAGTTAAAGTATGGCGCAGGAATCTCAAAAGTCCTACGCGATCACGAACGGCAGACTGAGATTTACTTCTTAGCGCATGAGTGTTTGCGTAGGGCTAATGTAACTGTACCTGTCTTTGGATTAGAGTTTATAGACAGTCTAGAAACTGTCGAGGTATTAGACGAAGAAAAAAAATAGTACAGCGTGATTCAATAACCTATGCGATAGCCAGTCTGTCGGTAGAAACAGGGATCGCGCCACAGTCTTTTATTGATATGGATCAAGAGATGCTAAGGGCAATAGTCCAGGTCTTACAAGATAGAGCTAAGGAGATTAAAAATGCCAGTAAACGTAACAGGCGTTAAGCAACTCCAGAAAGCTATGAAAATACTAGATCCTAATCTTAACAAAGAGATGAATATTGAAATTAGAGATGCCATGATACCTATTAGGGATCGGGCTAGGACTTACATGCCAGCCAATGAAGAAGTGTTATCAGGTTGGGGCAAAATCAATGTTACAGCTGAGCAAAGATACCGGGCATTCCCATTCTACGATCAAAACGTAGCGCGTAATGGCATAGTTTATTCTTCTGGACAAAGCAAGCGTAATGCCGCAGGATTCTCATTCACTAATTATGTAGCCAATAAATCTGCATCAGGTGCAATCTTTGAAACCGCAGGCCGTAAACAAAGAGGCATGCAAGGTGATTCATTAAACCCTAATGCTGGTATCCAATTCAACCAGGCTGCTGAGACTTTAAGTTCTATGAAGGGTAGCGGTGCTAATCGTGGTAGAGCAATCTATCGTGCTTGGAATGAAGATCAAGGCAAGGTTTATGCAGCTGTAGTTACAGCCATAGAGACTGTTGCCACTAAGTTTAATAATGGACAGTTAAAGAAGGTTGCATAATGGCCAAACCACCAGCCTTAGTAGTCTCCGCGTTAGCCACTTGGAATGGTAAAGCCCTTGCTAAAGGCAGTAAACAAATATCCGAGTTTGATAAGTCAGCACAAAAATTAGGCAAGACCTTTGCTAAATATCTAGGTGCTACTGCCCTAGTTGCGTTTGGTAAGAGTTCAGTTAATGCATTTATAGAATCTGAGAAGGCTGCTGCAAAGTTACGCACCACAGTAGATAATTTAGGTTTATCATTTGAGCAAAGAGCAATAGATGATTACTTAAAGAGACTATCTTTGCAATATGGAATTATTGATGAAAATCTTATTCCAGGCTTTCAACGCCTGTTGATTGTTACTAAAGATGTTGCAGCAGCTCAGAGCATATTCCAGACGGCACTTGATGTATCAGCCGGTACTGGCAAGGATCTTACAAGCGTATCTACTAGCTTATCTAAAGCCTACCTAGGCGATAACGTAGCCCTAGGCAGATTAGGCGTAGGTTTAAGCAAGGCTCAGTTAAAATCATCATCATTCTTAGATGTACAGAAAACCCTTAATAATAATTTTGCAGGTCAGGCATCAGCAGCTGTAGCAGGTTATGCAGGCGATATGGCCAAACTAACTGTAGCCGTAGATGAATCTAAAGAGGCTATAGGTAAAGGCTTATTAGATGCGTTAAGGACCTTATCTGGTGATACTTCTATAGATACTTTTACTGCCAAGATGGTTACTGCTGCGGACACCCTTGCAAGGTATATTAACAATATTGCTGGGTTTGCTAAAGTAACTGCAAACATATTTAATATTAAAGACCCAAACTTTTTTAGAAGACAACCTACAACAGTAGCCCCTGGTGCAGCCACTACTCGAGTTAAAGATTACCAATTAACTCTTAAAACTACTGCTGCTCGTAAAGCCGAGTTAGCCATTCTTACTAAAACTAATGCAGCCAAAACATCCGTAGAGAAGTTAAAAGAGAAGTTTGATTTAGAGCGTATTGGTTTAACAGCTGCCCTTAATGCCGCTACCGATGATGAAACTAGATTACGCCTAAGAGCACAGTTAGCAATTCTTGATAATGATGAGGCTATGGCTAAAAAGATTCTGGCTGAAATGGAAGGCATTAAATCTGTCGAGAATCTAACTAATGCTTTTAATAACGCAGCATCAGCTATATTAACTGCTGGTCAAAAAATAGCATTAGGATTAGGCGTAAGCCCATCACAAATTGGTGCAGGTGGGGCTATAACAGCCACAGGGCTGGCAAGTGTTGGCCCTACTTTAAGTAACGTTACAGGCCTGGCTAACACTTCTATTAACCAAGGCATGTTAGGCAGAAGCCAAGAAGCAATAGATTTAAGCATATCTTTAGGCTTTACTAACACTTCAAACATAACAGATGCTTTAACTAGAGCTGTGGCCGAATCCTTAATCATTAACAATAAGAACGGATTACCAACCGCGCCTGCTGGATTCTTATAATGACAATACCAGTAATCAATGCGGTAATTAATTTCAGCACTGGGCCTGCTTTTGCTCAGGCCATGATTTTAGATTCTGGTATTTTAAATACAAACATATTGGCAGATTCAACAGCTGTAATTGTGGATGTGTCTGATTTAGTTAATTTAATTCAGACTAACAGAGGACGTAACGTTGTAGCAGATGAGTTCCAAACCGGTCAATTAACTTTACGCATAGTCGATCAAAATGGCGATTTTAATCCACAGAATCCATCTAGCCCTTACTATGAACTATTAACGCCCATGAAGAAGGTGCAGATAACTGCAACCTACTCAGGAGTAACATATCCAATCTTCTCAGGCTTTATTACATCCTATGTAAACACTCAGCCTAAAGATGCAACAGAAGTTGCCTACACTACGATCCAAGCTGTAGATGCCTACAGATTAGCCCAGAATGCCCAGATCTCAACAGTTACCGGTGCGACTGCTGGTGATCTATCAGGTACAAGAATTAACCAAATTTTAGATCAAATCTCATGGCCATCGACAATGCGTGATGTGGATGCTGGATTAACTACTTTACAAGCTGATCCTGGCACTACACGAACTTCCCTGGCCGCATTACAGACTGTAGCCAATAGCGAGTATGGTGCAATTTACGTTGATGCCGCTGGATCTTTTGTTTTCCAAGACAGATCAGTAACTGTTTCATCCATAGGCGGCACACCCACACTATTTGCAGATGACGGCACAGGTATTAAATATGCTAATGCCGTATGGAAACTAGATGATACGCTTGTGTTTAATTCAGCCACAGTTACTAGATCTGGTGGTACTGCACAAGTAGCAACCAATGCAGCTTCTATTGCTAAATACTTTATTCATTCTTATTTCTTAAATAACCTATTGATGCAGACCGATGCTGTTGCTTTGGACTATGCCCAGGCTTATGTGGCTTCTAGAGCTGAGACCAGCATACGATGCGATGCAGTTGAATTAGACCTATACACCCCAGACTACAACACCGGCATAATCGCAGCCCTAAACCTAGACTTCTTTGATCCAATCACAGTTATGACTACTCAGCCAGGCGGATCTACCCTGGACAAGACCCTACAGATTTTCGGTGTGGGCATGAACATCACCCCGAATAGTTGGAAAACAGTGTTTACAACGCTTGAACCGATCATAGATGGGTTTATACTAGACAACATAGATTATGGTGTTTTAGATCAAAACGTACTAAGTTACTAAGGAGAACTAATGGCAAAACAAACGTTTACTACTGGGCAGGTACTAACAGCTGCTCAGATGACATCATTACAACAAACTGCCATGTTAGGTGGGGATGCATCAGCTAAAGTTGCTAGTTATACATTAGTGGCTGCCGATGCTGGTACAGCTATTACAATGAGCAACGCAAGTGCTACAACCATTACAGTCAATACTTCATTGTTTGCATCTGGTGACACAGTGCAAATAACTAATTTAGGTGCAGGAGTTTGCACAATTACCCCTGGCACAGCCACAGTTAATTCATCTGCATCTTTAGCATTAGCACAATATGCCAGTGGAACATTATACTTTACATCAACTTCTGCTGCCATTTTTATTAAAGGTGATGGGGCTGCTGCATCTTCGGCCAGTGGTTTAACTTTAGTTAAAACTCAAACAATAGGTAGTGCAGTTTCATCTGTAACTGTAACAAGCGCATTTAGTTCAACTTATGATAATTACTTAGTAACGGTAACTGATGGAGTAGCTGCTAATAGCACAAGTTATATGAATCTTACTTTAGGTTCAACATCTTCAGGTTATTCTTATTCTGGTGTTCTAATGGCATTTAATTCAAATACAGTAAGCGGCAGTTCACAAAATGCTGGTGCAGCCATGTTTGGTGGTTATTTTAGCACAAATGCGTTATCCAGTCAGATTATATTACAAAATCCAAATCTTGCAAAAAGAACAGTTTTTATGACAGATACTATTGCAGCATCAGCTACTAATTATGTTGCAAGTTATAAAGGATTCTTAGATGATGCAACTCAATATACCGCTTTTACTCTTACAGTAGTTAGCGGAACTATTACGGGTGGAACAATTCGTGTCTATGGTTATCAGAACAGTTAAGGAGTAGAAATGTATAATGTACAAATAGATGATTTGGTGCGACCAGCAACGGCTGCTGAAATTGCTATTTTTAAAACAAAAGAAATTGAAGAAGCAAATAAGCAATCTGAACTAGAAGCGAAGGCAACTGCTAAGACTGCATTATTAGACAAACTTGGCATTACAGCTGAGGAAGCTGCATTACTTCTTTCATAATGAAACCATGGTTATGTGCAGCAGGGGTAGAGCTTAGGGATGCCGTTGCTACCTGGTATCCAGATAGGCGCACTACCAGTGATGGGTGGGTTGGTGATGCTCGTCATGCTTCCAGAAAATCGGATCATAATCCAGACCAGACCGGATGCGTGCGAGCCATTGATATTGATTCTCGTTTGGATACATCCGAAGGGCTCTCGGTATATCTGGCTGACCAGATCAGAATCTGTGCGAAAACCGATAAGCGCATATCTTACGTGATCCATAACGGCATGATCGCTAGCAGGATACTTAACTTTAAGTGGCGTAAGTATTCAGGCTATAACAAACACACTAAACACATCCATGTTAGCTTTAACCCATCTGGTGATAAAGATGGAAAAGAGTTTGACATACCACTTCTAGGGGGACAAATTGGCTAGTACATATAACATACTAATAGATCAGGGCTCAACCTACACTTTGGCTTTGAGTTATAAAGACAGTGCTGGCACAGCTATAAACCTGACTGGTTATACAGCTGCTATGCAGTTGAGAAAGACAGTCAGTTCAGCAACCGCTAGCTTATCTTTGTCTTCTCCTTCTTCTGGCATTGTGATTACAGGTGTTACAGGACTGATAAACATAACTATTACTGCTACACAGACAACAGCCTTATTGCCAGATCTTTATGTCTATGACTTAGAGATTACATCAGGTGCTGGAGTAGTTACACGTTTGATTGAAGGCTCTGCAATAGTCTCAGCTGAGGTAACTAGATGAGTGATAACACCTTAACAGTTACTGAGGTAGTCAATTCTGTAACAGTTACGCCTGTAAACAATACAGTTACTGTGTCAGAAGTAGGCACGCAAGGACCTGCAGGTACTAATGGTACTAACGGCACTAATGGTGCTACTGGAGCAACAGGGGCTACTGGTGCTACCGGAGCGACTGGCGCAACAGGCTCATCAGGTGTTGTAACAGTCAATGCGCCAATTACAAACGCTGGCACTTCATCAGCTGCAAACCTTTCAGTATCTACTGGCACAACATCTGCTGTTGGAGTATTGCAATTAACTGATTCAACATCGAGCACAAGCACAACAACTGCTGCAACTGCGAATGCGGTAAAGACTGCTTATGATTTGACAACAAAAAAACAATTCCAAGCAATCAAGACTACTGGATTCTATTACACATCTGGTCAATCACCGAGATTAACAGATACAACTGTCGTGCATCAAACAACCTATTACTTGCCGATAATTATACAAAATGACATAACTATTGATCGTATTGCAATTAGAGGTGGAACTGGTTTATCAAGTGGTGTAGTTCGTTTAGGAATTTATAGCGATACTAATGGTTTTCCAAATACATTAGTTCTGGATGCTGGAACTGTTACAGGTGTTGCTGCTGGTGCCAATACACAAGTAACTGTTAGTCAATCATTATCAGTTGGAATTTACTGGCTAGCATTTTGCCAACAAGGAACTGCCCCTACTTTACCTGTTTATGCAGGCACTGGCACTACTGCCACTGCCAATACCATAAATTCAGTGACAAGTAGTTTTGTTACAATCAACGGAGGAAACAATGTTGGTTACGCTCAAAGTTCAGTTACTGGTGCATTTGCTACGGCAAGTGGTATTACTACTTCTGCAATTTCACCTTCAATTTGGATTAGGACTGCATAATGGCAAAACAAACAACTTTTGGCCTAGGCGGCTATGACCCATCAAAGCCAAACAACAACATTGTCGAGGAAATCGACATTCCAGATGAGGAGCAATAAATGAAACTAACCAAAAAACATAAAGCAGCAATCAAGTCATATTTTAGAGCTGTAGCAGCTTCTGGAATAACTGTGGCTTTAGCCATCGTAGGAGATGTTAAGCCTGAATATGCAGTCATGCTTGGTGCGTTAATCGCTCCACTAATCAAAGCCATTGATCCAACTTCTGGTAAAGAAGCCGATTATGGTATTGATGCTAAATGACACCCAACGATTGGGTCGCGTTAGCCGTTGGTGGCTGCGCAATCGCAAGCAGTTTATTGCTGGCTCTGCGCTGGGTTATTAAATCTTATCTAGCTGAACTTAAACCGAATGGTGGGTCATCAATAAAGGATCAAATAAATCGACTTGAAAAGCGTGTCGATGATCTCTTTATCTTAATTAGTAAGTCATAATTTTAATATGGCTAACACACGTAAGCGAAAGAAGATCAATAGGCGCGTGGTGCGTAAATCACCCGATCC